GGCACTACGACCGGAGGGCAGACCGGCGACCAGACCGGGCGCGAGATATACACGCGCGGGTACTACAACTATCCGTGGGACTGCGTACTGCGGTACACAGGCGCTGAGAACGCAGACGATCCGGAGAGCACGCCGGCCGCCGCGTACTGGCCGCCCCGGCTGCTCCAGTACACGCCGGGGCTCCGGCTCATGGTCGGCCCGGACGTGCGCGCGGTACAGGCGCTGCTCCTCTGCCGCGGTTATAACCTGGACGTCGACGGCGAGTACGGCCCCGCGACTGCTGCGGCGGTCGGGCGCTTCCAGACAGTCTCCGGGCTTGACACGGACAGCGAGTGCGGCCCCCGGACCTGGGCGGCGTTGCTAACTCTTCCGGGAGGTGATGCGGCATGAGATAGAACCGCCCGAAGCCAAACATAATACGGAGGACATTAAAAATGTCAGAAGCAATAGTCTGCGCCATCATCGCCGGGATCGTTTCAGTCCTCGGCACCTGGCTCGCAAATCGCAGGAGTCAGGCCGTCTTTCAGGCGGTCATTGAAACAAAATTCGAGGAACTCAGCAAGCATGTCGAGAAGCACAATCAGGTCATCGACAGAACCTATGCGCTGGAGACTCAGGCTGCCCTCATGGACGAGCAGATCCGGGTCGCTAACCACCGCATAGCCGACCTTGAGGCTTTTCACAAACCGTAAATGTGCCCGAATCGGGCACAAATCGAAAGGAGTCAAAACATGGAAATAGTAGGCATAGCGAGCGTGGCGGCGATCACCGTCATCGCGTATCTTATCGGCGAGGTCGTCAAGGCGACCGGCCTTGACAACAAATGGATCCCCGTTATCTGCGGGGTCTGCGGCGGCGCGCTGGGAGTCGTGGGCATGATGATCATGCCGGAGTTTCCGGCGACGGACTACATAACCGCCGTCGCCGTCGGCATCGTGTCCGGCCTCGCAGCTACCGGCGCTAATCAGATCGTTAAGCAGCTGGGCAAGCCCGAATAAATATTAACAGGGTCTGACGCAAGCCGCGTCAGGCCGCACAGGAGGAGCGTTGCCGCGCTCCGGGCTTGCCGACCGGTATGATATGACGATATCGGCAGAGCTGCGCGAGCAGCTCACCACGCCCGGCAGGAGGGCGTCCTTGCAGTTTCCGCGAGAGCTCAGAGAGCAGCTGGAACGGGACTGCGGTTTTACCGACGACGAGGTCGAGATCCTCCGGCTCCGCGGCCGGGGATGGAGCTACAAGCAGATAGCAGACGAGTGTCACGTCTGTGAAGAGACCGTCCGGAACCGCATCCGGAGGATCAAAAACAAAATAGCCACATTGATATGACAAGGGCAGCGCCGACCGCGCTGCCCTTGTTTTGCCGCTTCCCTGCCGTTTACGTGCCGGTCTGGGAGGCGGTTTTAGATTAGAATATAAGCAGACAGGAGGTGTCTGTGTGTACGATTATAACAACCCCATGATGGGGAGACCTCAGCCGCAGCCCATGACACGGGGCGGTTTTGACAGCGGCGTGATAGTGTTCGTCCCGGCCGTGGAGGATATAGAGCGCGTTCCGGTCATGTCTGGCGAAAAGGTCTATGTGATGGCCATGAACGACGCCGTTATCGCCTGCCGCACCGGCGGGAATATGGGTACTGAAACCACATTCTGCAAGATGGAGGAGTTCGTCCCAGCCCCGGCTCCGAAGCCGGAGGATTATATAACCAAGGCCGATCTTGAGGACATCCTGTCGCGCCTCCTTTCGCAGCAGTCAGCAGGTCAGGCCCCGGTGAAGGGAGGCAAGAAAAGTGAGTAATCCCTTTTTCAAAGCTTCGAAAAGCCCCACTTCCGCGCCGTCCTCCTCGCCGCTTGCGCTGATCGCAGAGTTCAAGCGTTTCGCGAAGAACGTGACCCCGCAGCAGGCCGAGGCGGAGATCAACCGGCTTCTCTCCAGTGGGCAGATGAGCCAGCAGGAGTTTGAGTATCTCAAGGGTGCGGCCAAGCAGTTTATGACGTTCCTGAAATAAGCCGGGTCGACACGGTTTATATAACTCAGAAGAAAGGAGGACTCACATGGAGAACTTTTCTCTTTCGGACATCAAGAGCGTTCTCGGCGACGGCGACGGGTTCGGCGGCGGCTGGTTCCTGATCGTCGTGCTGTTCCTGTTCATGATCGGTTTCGGCCGTAATGGATTCGGCGGACAGAGCGACTTCGGCCAGTACGCGACCGCGGCCTCGCAGCAGCAGATACTGTTCAACCAGCAGTTTGAAGCGCTCAACCAGCGCCTCGCGAATCTGGGTAATGGCATCTGCAATCTCGGCTACGAGATGCAGGGGAACATCAGCCAGCTCGGCAAGGAGATGGCTCTTGCGCAGAACGGCACGAACGCGACCATCACGCAGACCGGCAACTCTATTGAGCGCCAGATCTGTAACCTGGGCGCGAATATCGACGCCAAGTTCGCAGCGCTCGAAAAGTCGCAGCTTGAGCAGCGCATCTCCGAGCAGGCGGCGCAGATTGCGCGCCTTGAGATGGACAACCGTCTCTTCGGCGTCGTGCGCTACCCGAACGGCTATACCTACAACGCGGGCAATTCCCCGTTTTGTGGGGGCGGCTGCGGCTGCTGCGCATGACCCCAGATGATTAACCGCTATTAACAGCGTCAGGCCCGGACGGCAGCCGCTGTCCGGGCATTACTTATTGAAAGGAGCATTACTATGTCTTGCAATCAGAGACTTAAAAACTCGCACTACAAGAGCGCTCAGAACGCTTACAATAATACGCCCCAGGCGTTCATCGCATCGGGCACCCCCGTCAATGTCCTCGGTATCCTCAACACCGATACCGGCTGCTCGCTGGAGACCGTGACGGGCGGTTTCGTTGTCAATAACGGCGGCCTCTACCGCATCAGCTACGACGTGATCTTCACCGCAAGCGGTGCCGGCGTCGCAGAGCTGAAAGCGCTCAAGGACACCGTCGCGCTCCCCTGCGCTGATGCGCAGATTACGACCGTGGCCGACAACGTCTACACGCTGCACATTGAGACGACCGTTTACATCCCCGTGTGCTGCAACGGCACTCCAACCATCAGCGCAGCGATCGGCGGCGTTGCCGGTACGATCAACCACGTCTGCGCCAGCATGGTCAAGCTGGCCTAAGTTGGGGGCTGAACTATGGGAATTACCTGTGAAGCCCTCGACAAGGAGATAAGCGCGCTCAAGGCCGGGAAGATGACTTGGGACACGGTCAAGCAGCTTAACCTACTTTTGGACCTCCGCGCCAAGCTCGGCGACGACGCCGGTCACGGCGAGCGCCTGACCGACGATGAGCTGCGCGCATGGCTCCAGCGGATGGACAATGCCGACGGAACGACCGGCCAGCACTGGACAGAGGATCAGACCGCCAGCATCGCCGCGGCGATCGGCGTGACGTTCGACCATGTCACGGCCGAGGAGTTCTGCGCTGCGATGAATATGATGTACTCGGATTACTTCCCCGTTGGCGTCAAATACGGCGTCGACCGGCCGGAGTTTTACGCCGATCTTGCCAAGGCGTTCCTGTTCGACAAGGACGGTCCGGCACCCTCGGAGAAGCTCGCCGAGTACTATCACGAGATCGTAAAATAGGGCGGTTCATGCCCCCCATTATGCCCCCCAAAGGGTATTTACGCCCCCCATTATGCCCCCCAAAATCTGGGCAAATTTGGGGTGTTTTGAGACCGTTTGACGAAACAGAAAAACCCCGGAATCATTGAGATTCCGGGGTTTTTCCTTGGAGCTGCTACCCAGATTCGAACTGGGGACCTCATCCTTACCAAACTTGCGCCCCCGAGTCTTTAAGTGACTGCGTCGCAATGCGTCAGGCCTTGTCTATCTCAGTTGTCCCCTCAATGCTGCCCCTCAAGTGTTTGAAGCTATCATTTACGTTCTGAAGCGCATCGGCAGGGGCATTATCAAGCAGATGGGCGTAAACATCGAGCGTGAGCTTGACGGAGCTGTGTCCGGCCAGATACTGAACCCGCTTAAGCGGCGTGCCGCTGAGGATAAGCTCGGTGATGTATGTATGCCGAAGTTGGTGCGGCGAAAAGTGAAAATCGAACGCTGCGCAGTAGCGCCGGAACGGCACTTTATCCCCAAGCTTCAGACGGACGCAGACCTCTTTTCCGGTGCGCGCGCTGGTGTATGTCACCGGGCGCACTTCCCTGCCGGTCACGGCTTCCCATGCGCGGCGGTAGGCCGATTCACTATACGGTCGCCCGCCCTCGATATGGCAGACATAGTCACCCTCATGCGGCAGCGCGCGCAGCGCATCTCGCAGCAAATCCGGAACCGGGATATTTCGCTCGGCGGCGTCGCTTTTTAGCTGTTCGGACACAACGGGCTGATTCGACTCCCAGCGAATGGCGCGCCGAACCTCGATGTATGGCGCGGCATCGTCGAGATGCACGCAGTCCCATTGCAGCGCGAAAGCCTCCTCACGCCGCAAGCCGCAGAGCAGACAGAGCAGAATAAACGGATATATCCGCTCGTCCTTTAGTTCCTCCAGCACGGTGCGCTGCTGCGCCTGAGTGAGCGGCTTTTTCTCGACGGCTTTTCGGCCTCCGGCCTTGATATTGCGGCAGGGGGATTTTAGAATCAGGTCGCTGTCCTCCGCCGCACTGAATACCATTTTAAGGGTCGTCACGATCTTCTGCTGTGTCGATTTGCTCAGCGACCCTGCGGCTGCCATAACGGCCTTGATATCATCCGGTTTGACCTCGGTAAGGAGCATGTGTCCGATCACCGGGCAGATGTGATTATTTATCGCGTTCTTATGGTTCGCGCGTCCCTTGGGCGACAGGTTGACCGTGTTCAGCTCGTACCACCGGGCAGCGTATTGCCAGACGTGCAGCTGCCCGTCCATGCCCATCGCGTCAAGCTCGGCCTGACGCCAGTCGGCTTTTTCGCGCGCAATGGCCTTCGTCTTGCCCCAGACCTCAATATCCCACTTGCCGGTGACAGGGTTCCGCAGCCGCTTTCGATATGCGTCGCGGCTTTTGCTGTAATAAAATTCAGGCGCGTCTTTGCGCGGCATGGTTTCCCTCCCTAAGTATAAACTTACGCGCCTCGGAAACCGAGGCGCGGGAACTATTAAAAGCACTTGGAGCAGGGCTTGAGTCCCTGTTCTGCGGCATCGAAGACAAACATAGGCGTCCAATCTGCGCCGATATCGCAAGGGCCAAACGAAAGATGTACCGTCCCGGTACTGCTTGCGTAGCAGACGGCATCAGATTTCACTCCCCAAATGCGACGGGCGGGCGGGATGCTGAAGTCGTGCGCGGTTGGAACGCCCGGTGCCGTACCGTGTACGGACAAGTCAGCCACAACCATAAAAGGGCGGGGCTCATTATGCGCATCACACCCACCGCCAAGAACTTCAAACGTTGGCACTGCATCGATATAATTAAAACAATTATCAATCCACAAGGCATCCGCCGTGCTGGCTTTTCCGAGAACAAAGTCATCAAGCAACACGCTAACGGTGCTGTCGTCCTGCTGCAGAACCAGCTCGCCACGCAAGCCATGAGCTGCCATTTTAAGCTTTAGGTTTTTCAGCGCCTGCTGGTGCTCCGGCGACGTATCCAGTTCCAGCAGTATCGGCACGATCTTGTGTTTTGAAGCTCGCGCCGCAGCCTCGGCGTCAAGCTGCGCTTGCAGCCTCTCTGCTTTTGCCATATCGTCAAGTTCAGCCTGCCATGCTACGGCTGATGCGGGGGTTACAGGTGTTTTCGCTTCAGCAATAGGCTGCGACGCTTCCTGCTCCGGTTCTCCGTTTATGGGCACGCTCGGGACACCGTCGTCAGCACTGTCCTGCGCCGCCTGTATAGGAGCGGTCGCCGCGCGGTGATAACGCAGACAATAACGAACGCTGAAGAATATCATAGCCGCGCACAATGCACAGCTATACAGAAAGCGCGGAAAATCCCCGTATATGTACGCAGCGTAAATGTTCATAGCGAACACGGCAGCGAGGCAGATGCGCCACATCATCCCCCACAGGGTATACGGATTGCGATACACCGGCTGGGGAGCTGCGGGCGCTTGGGGTGCCGAGGCTCGGGGTGCTGATTTTGAAGCACCGCCCGTCCGGAAATAAACCCGGCCATGCTTGCCGAGACGGAGCGAAAAGCCAGACAGTTTCATCCTCGTCGCCTCCTGATAAAATCGCCGGTGCCCGAATTGGGCACCGGCGTGAATTTATTTCCCCCGCCGCTCTTTGCGGCTTATTACAAAGAAATACACCGTCGCGGCGACGCCGGCCGTCAGCGCAACGATCACGACCGCTCCGACTACGGACGGGGAGCCCCGCCACAGGCCGAAGCCGGGGTCTATGATATCAAGTCTCAAATACGGGACAAGCGCGATGATCGCCATCGCTGCGACGAAGGTCAGGCAGTAGATCAGCCTGTCCTTTGCGCGCAGCGCCCGCCGGTGCTGCTCATATGAGCGTTCCAGCAGCTCATTTTCCCGTTTGACCGCCGCATTATCGTGCTCAAGCACCTCTATGCGGTGCTCGTGCTCCGGAGTCTTATCCGGAATTTCAATGCCGAAATACTCGTCCAGCGACACATTGCAGACCCGGCAGATCGGGCCGACCGTGTACACCGACGGGTCCTTTGACGCTCTCGCGAAGAATCCGTTAACCGTCGCTTCCGGTACTCCGGACAGCTCCGCGATGCGCCTGCTTGAGTTGTTCCCCTTATTTGCCCGACACAGATCTTTTAACAGCGGCTTTTCCGCCATTTCCTCGCCCCCCAAAACTCATTATATCCTGATTAAGGCATCAGATACCCGAGCTTCGCGGCCATTTGACCGCGTTTGCGCATAGACATAACCGATGATATTATGATAATGTCTAAGCGTAACAGATAGACCATAACACCGGATATCTGCTAAAGCTTCGGTCCAGGCGGCAACCAAGGCCGGAGCAATTCTACAATGAAAGGGGGCGCAAGGCCGGCAGCCCTGCGGTGTTCCTGTGCGCCGCAAATTTATTTTAGGAGGCAACCATGGAGGACACCAGACGAAGAGACCAGATCAACCGCGTTATCAGCAAGTATCAGCTCCTGCCGCCGGAAGACCGGGAGAGGGTGCTCACTCTCCTTGCGTCTTTAATAGAAGATCAACATAGTCCTCCATGCGCTGTAAGTTCTCATCGTTGAGCAGCTCCAGCTTGCGGTTAAGCCTGTCGTCTTTGACGACGGGCTTTTCTTTTTGTCCCAGAAGTTCATCTATTGAGCACTTAAAAATGTCGGCCATTCGTTTCAAGGATTCAAAATCAGGCTCACGGCGACCGACTTCCCAGCCGCTCACAGTGCCCTGCTTGACTGACAGCATATCGGCGAGGTCTTTTTGCTTGAGCTTCGCTTGCTGCCTAAATTCCTTGATACGATTCATAGTTTATCACCTGATATAACAATACGCGATATTTCCGGCGTTTTCAAGCTTTATAACAAATCGCTTATTTTTTTAATATTACCTCTTGACATATAGCGAAACGCTGTATATAATCAGAATCGCAAACCGCTTTATACAGCGTTTCGCTATAAATCATAACAGAAGCGAGGGCAGGAAAATGACCGAGCAGGAGTACCGGGAAACGGTGCAGCGAGAGTGCGCCGAGCGAACCCGGAATATGGAGAGAAACATAAGAAGCTTCAAGCGGAACCTCAAAGCGTTCAACGTGATCATGATCGCGCTCGCGAGCCTCATGCTTGTCAGCTCGCTCTTGAAGATCTTCGGAGTTATATAACCCCGAAGATCTCCAGAACAAGCCTTATGACCTCCAAGGCCAGAGCAACCCCGGCGATGATCACCGCCGACTTTGAAAGTCGGTTAGCTGTCCCGGCGCATTCCCCGGCCAGCACTGCCCGCAGATGCGTTTCATAAGCATCAAGAAGCTTATGGCTGATCGTGACCGGCGGATCGTCCTCATCAGATCGGAAGTCAATGTCGATCTCCTGTGTGTAGTAGGGTATGAACACATTATTGAGTGCTTCGTAATCCTCAAGACCGGTCGCAGAAAGAACCGGATTGAGCTTACCGTATTCAAGAATCGCTTTACAGACTTCGGCTTGTTTATTAGTCATGGCAACAACCACCTTTCACGGCGATATTACCACGCGGAATACATAAACGCAAATAAAACATAACGGAGGCGAGGGCAGGAAAATGTACATACATGAAGCGATTAAGAAAGCGCAGGAGGATAACTTGTGCATCAAGCGCGAGTGCTGGGACTCGGCGCGGATCTGTTTGACGACCAGCTATTGGAAAGGCAAAGCGTATGAGCTGAGGATCGACGGCAGTCTATGGACTCCGGTTACATGGGAACTCACCGCCGACGACTGGTTGACCTGCTCGTATCCGGAGGAACCCTGTACGCTCAGCGAGCAGAAGCCCGAACCGGAGCCGGTCAGGAAGAAGCCGGACGCCATCCGGATCGCGGCCGTCGTGACGTCCTGCGTCAGCCTGCTCGTCTCTTTGGCTGTGCTGCTACTGACGTGACAGCAGCGCGACGATCGATACGACCAGAGACCCCACGGCCATGAGCATGGCGATGAAATCGACCCACTTTTCGGCGATGTAGTTCAGTAACTCCCGCCGCTGGAACTCTTTGAGGTGGAAGCCCTTGTGGGCGAGGCAGACGCCGAGGCTGTTCATGCTATCGTCGCGGGGAACGGTAACATACCCGTTATCTTCGAGATAATCAAGCATTGCGATGAACTCGGTTTTGCCTCCGTAGTTTTTAGGAAATTCGAGCGGTTTCCAGTTCAGCTTACCTTCGGGCATCTTTTTAAGGTCTTTCAGAAATTTACGGCTTTTTCTATCCAGCATGGCAACAACCACCTTTCACGGCGATATTACCACAAGGAGGCAGGAAATGAAAGTATTCGTCAGTATCTTCTTCGGAGCGGCGGTGATCCTCACGGCTTACTCAAATGTAGGCGCATGGCAGAGCGCGATCGTGCTCTGGAAGTACGGCAGCCGCTGGCCGGTCGCGGGCGTGACTCTAATGACGCTGTTCACGCTGTTCGCCTGGGCGGCGGGCTGCTACCTCATCAAGCATTACATATTTTAGTTTTCTCCTTTTCATCCTCTCTATACCTTTCCCCTTGCAGCTCCCCGCGGTCTTTGCTCTTCTTTTCCCGCGGGGAGGCCTTAATGCAGCCGACGCCGGTCGCAAGCCCGGGAGCAAGATGCAGAGCGAGGCAGACAGAAAGCAGGTGATGATAATGGACGAGCTCAAGAGGCTGCGCGAGGCCGCGGGACTATCCCAAGTCCAGCTTGCATTGAGACTGGGCGTGTCGCAGGGCACCATCGCACACTGGGAAATCGGCAGACGCGCTCCGCAGGCCAGGCACCTTATAAAGCTGGCGAACATCCTCGGATGCAGCGTTGACGCGCTGCTCGGACTGAACACCCAGAGCGCGGACGCAGCCCGTGACAATACAATACCTGACAGGGAGGTGCGCGTCAATGGATAAGGACGCCCGGAACATCTACAAAAACGCGCGGCAGACTGCCGGTCTGACGCAGGAGCGCTGGGCGGAGCTGCTGGGGATATCCCCGGACAGCGTCCGACGCTACGAGGCCGGGGCGATGCTGCCCAGCGACGAGACGGTGCTGATGATGGCGGAGACGACGGGAATCCTCGTGCTGCCGCTGTGGCACCTCAGGGCTAAGAGCGCGATAGCCGAGGACATACTCCCGGATGTGCCGGACGTGCCGCTGCCTCAGGCGGTGCTGAAGCTGCTGACATCGGTCAAGGCCGTGAGCAGCAGCGTCGACAACCTGATACAGATCGCGTCTGACGGCATGGTCGACAACCGCGAGGAAGCGCTCTTCGAGGAGATCGCGGGCGATCTCGACGATGTTATCGAGGCGGCGATCGCCGTCAAGTGTGCGGGAGGTTCGAGACATGCAGAGTGACAGATATCAGGGACGCTTCCCCGGCTACACCGGGAAGAAGCTCTTCGAGGTCGAGCACCCGGTATTCGGGCGCTGCACCGTGGCCGCACCCGACGAGAACGCGGCGCTGCTGCCTGCGGCGACCTTCTGGCACACGTTCTGGGGAGGGCAGGAGTTCTACGCATACGCGAAGGTGACCCGCGCCGGGCTGCTGGAAAGGAGCTCCAATGGCTGAGCTTACGGTGATGGTGCGCGCCGCGCTGTTCTTCGGCGTGGTCGGGACTGTACTCAGCGCGCTTGCGCTGGCGCTGTATTGGAGGAGGCACTGATGGACGACAAGCTTATATCGAAGCTGGACGCCGCCGATATGCTCGGGGTCTCCGTCTCGACCGTCGAGCGGCTGATCGCCGACGGCGACCTGCCCATGTACAAGATACGCGGGCAGTGCAGGCTGATGACGTCCGACATTAAGACGTACATAGCGGGCTGCCGCAGAGTTGCGGCTAAGGCAGCCCCCGTCCCCGCGCGCAGGCAGCCCGCCCGACGCGGCTCGAAGCTCGTCGGCTGCGGGTACTACCCGGGGATGAAAGTGGTATAACGGGCGCACTGCGCCTGAAATTTAGACAAGGAGACTAATTATGATCAAGTGCGACACATTAAGGCCCGTTGACGGCAGCTGCACGGAGGTCGAGGGAACCAGCGTACAGATACTTGCCGAAGTAAACCTTTTGTTTACGCGGCTGCTTAAGCAGCAGAAGCTCACCCCAACCGCCGCTCGTTGGGCGGTAGAATCCGCTATTGAGATATTCAAACTTGGCGAGGGCTTGCACGACAGTAAGAAGTATTTCGCTGCGTGCAATGCCGCCATAGAAAGGACCGGCTTCAACTGGGGCGAGTTCATCAAGGAGTGCGGCGCCCCTGATTGGGAGCATCTGACTCGTGCGGCTCGGCCGGCGGCCGCGCAGAAAGAGACACCCTCCCCGATAGAGGTTCACATTATCAAGCTTTGAGCGCTTTGGAACCTGCGGCATCGGGAACGGTGCCGCATATCGAGAGCACTCGCATCTCGAAAAATTAAAGGAGGTTTACCAATGTTTGAGAACAAGTATGTAATAGTCCGCGGTGATCGCTCCGGCGTATTTGCCGGGAATCTCAAGAGCAAGGATGGCAGAGAGGTCACGCTGACCGACTGCCGCCGTATCTGGTACTGGGACGGCGCAGCCAGTATATCCGAGCTTGCCAACATAGGCACCAAGAAACCCCAGTCCTGCAAGTTCCCCGCACCGGTCGCCGAGATCTGCATAACGGACGCGATCGAGATCATTTCCTGCACCGAAGCCGCAGAGGCGAGAATCAAGGCGGTTCGCGTATGGACAGCTTAACAGTTCAGGAGTTCCTGAAGGTCGAATTTAACGGCGACGGCTCCGGCTACGGCTCCGGCTACGGCGACGGCTCCGGCTACGGCTCCGGCTACGGCGACGGCGACGGCTACGGCGACGGCTACGGCTACGGCTACGGCTCCGGCTACGGCTACGGCTCCGGCTACGGCTCCGGCTCCGGCTACGGCGACGGCGACGGCTACGGCGACGGCTACGGCTCCGGCGACGGCTCCGGCGACGGCTCCGGCTACGGCTCCGGCGACGGCGACGGCTACGGCGACGGCTCCGGCTACGGCTTAAAGAGTCTGTGTGGAGAACCTGTCTACATGATCGACGGTGTGCCGACGATCATCACCGGGCTCCGCGGCTCTGTCGCGATGGGCTTTATCGTGATGACCGATCTGTCGAAGCGCAGGACATTCGTCGTCAAGGGCGGCGGAAAGTTCGCGCACGGCGAGGATCTCCACGCAGCTCAGGCAGCGCTGGAGGAGAAGCTTTTTGACGATATGCCCATTGAGGAGAAGCTTGAAGCGTTCCGGGAGCAGTTTACTCCGGGCGAGGCTTACACCGTCGCGGACTTCTACGACTGGCACCATCGCCTAACGGGCAGCTGTACGCAGGGGCGCGACGCCTTCGCGCAGGATCATGAGCTCGGCATGAACGACGCCATGACCCCGGAGGAGTTTATCGACCTGACTAAGGACGCATTTGGCGGCCGGATCATCCGCCAGCTTGCGGAACACTACGGTATTGATCTTTGAGCGCTTTGGAACCTGCGGCATCGGGAACGGTGCCGCATATCGAGAGCACTCGGAAAAGAGGAGGAGAGACTATGGCTACAGGCGCATTATGCCGAAAGCCCGGATACTGGGCAGTTCTGCCCGCGCGGGTACGGTATGACGAAGAGCTGCGCCCCAATGCGAAGCTCATTTATGCAGAGATCACGGCGCTCGCGGACAGTACCGGTTTTTGCTGGGCGACAAACAAGTACCTGAGCGAGCTTTTCGGACTGTCCAAGAAGACCGTCAGTGATCTGATCGGGACGCTTGAGAAAAAAGGCTACATACAGATCGAGGTCGTGCGCGACGAAAAAGGCGCGGTTTCAGACCGAAAAATCTACGTCGACCGCGTGAGTGTCGTAGTGCCTGACCCTATCCCCAAAAATGGGGATAGGTATCCCCAAAATAACGGATACCCTATCCCCAAAAATGGGGAAGAGAATAATATATATATTAACAATAACCCCCCTATATCCCCCCAGGGGGATGATGTGTGTGTTTCTGAGCCGAAGCATAAGCCGGAGCGCTTCACCAAGCTATGGAGCTTCTACCCGCATTCCAAGCGCGGCAGTAAGCAGCGGGCAATGAGGGCATGGGACAAGCTCAAGCCATCGGACGAGCTGATCGACACCATCGCTAAGGCGCTTATGAGGCAGCTCCGGACGGACGAATGGAGCCGCGGCATAGGGGTGCCGCACCTCAGCTCCTACCTCAACGGTAGGCTCTGGCTCGACGCCGAGGAGATCGACGAGGCCCCGGCCACAGTGACCGGGATAAGCGACGACGGAGGGGAGCGCGAAGAATGGACCTGACCGACTACTCAGCCTACTACGACGCTCAGACGGCAGTCCTCGGCTCGCTGCTGATAGAGCCGGAGAAGCTCGCGGGACAGATCATGCACGTGGTCAGACCGGAGGACTTCTCCGACCCCGTCAAGCGAAACCTCTTCACCGCGGCGCGAGAGATATTCCTCAAGCGCGAGACTCTCGACGCCGTGACGCTCGTAGAGCATGTCGGCGCTGCGTATTCGCAGCAGGTGCGCGAGATACTCCAGCTGACGCCGACGGCGAATAACTGGCGCGAGTATGTGAAGCTCCTCAAGGACGGCGCGATATTGACACGCATCCGCGATCTTGGGCAGGCTCTCACAGAGGCGGCCAGCGCGGAGGACGGGCGGAGGCTCCTTGTCGAAGCGCAGGGGATGCTGAGTGTGAGGCCCGGGCGGAGAGTCCGGAACTACACGGAGATCCTCGCGGACTTCTTCGACCGCATGAACGACCCGACGCCGCCGGACTTCCTCAAGTTCGGGATCGAGGCGCTGGACAAGAAAGTTAAGATCAGCCGCGGCAGTTTCGTCGTCATAGGCGCGGACAGCTCCGTCGGCAAGACGGCCTTTTCCTTGCAGCTTGCGTACAACATCGCAGCCGGCGGGAGCCGGGTCTGCTTCTTCAGCTACGAGACGAGCCTTGAGGCGTCGGCCGACCGCACGATTGCGAACACCGCAGATGCGCGGCTGTCGGACATTAAGGCAAAGAACATATCCGAGCACGTCGCCCGCCGGGCGATGGCAGAGGCGGAGCGTTCAGAACGCATCCCGCTGTACATACAGGAGTCCGCCGGGATGACGGTGGACGACCTCCGGGCAGAGACGCTCTGCGGACAGTACGACGTGATCTTCATCGACTACGTTCAGCTTGTCCCCGGACGGAGCCGGGACAGCCGGTTCGAGACCGTGACGGCGACGTCAATGGCGCTGCACTCGATGGTGCAGGAGCTCGGTGTGACGGTGGTCGCGCTGTCGCAGGTGACGCCGCCGGAACCCGGAAAGGACGGCAAACGCCGTCAGCTGCGCAAGGAGGATCTCCGCGAGAGCCGGCAGCTCCTCCAGGACGCCGAGGCGATCCTGATGATGGACCTCGCCGACCCGAAGGATTACAGGAGCCAGCGCGTTCTGATCGTCGACAAGAATAAGGACGGCGCACTCGGCAGCGTCCGGCTCGACTTCGACCCGGAGCACATGAGATTCACGACCGCACAGCGCAGCGGCAAGCCCCCGCTGCCGGATCAGGTGACGTTCAAAGAGCTGCCGGACAACGGCGACGAACTCCCGTTTTAGGAGGTGAGGCACGACGAAGATCGGAGACAAGATTCGGTTTATCCCCTCAGCATGGACACAGTTCAGCGACGTAAGTTCCCTCAGTTCCTACGGCGTCAAGGGCGACGTCGAGGGCGAGATAGTCGAGATCAACTATGCGCACCGGTGGTACAGAGCACGGTACCAGGCGGGCGGCGCGACACTTTACGAAAGCTTCAAATTTTAACCAAAATCAGAGTCTGGAGGACCACAACGATGAGAACAACCGCGATTATTAACCTCAAGGGCGGCGTCGCAAAGACGACGACAGCCCTGAACATGGCCGCGATCCTGGCCAAGGACTACAAGCAGCGCGTCCTGTTGGTGGACGCGGACAGCCAATGCAACTGCACCGAGTTTTTCCAGCGCGGCATCGCGCACCCCGGCACCCTCGCCGACATGCTGCGCGGCCTCGCGCCGTGCATCGAGCACAGCCGTTTCGACGGCGTCGACCTCCTGCCGGGAGACGACAGCCTGATGGACCTCGACCTGACGAAGATCGAGACCGGCAGCGCCTCCGCCGTGTGCCTGCGTGAGCTGGCCGCGGAGCTGGACGACAGGTATGACCGGATGATCATCGACTGCCCGCCGGCGTTCAATGCGGCCTCCGCCGCGGCGCTGGTGGCGGCGGACGAGGTCATCATCCCGATCAAGCTCGATGCGTTCTCCCTGCGCGGGATGGCGAACATAATGCAGCAGGTCAGCAACATGCGCAAGATCAACGACAGCCTCACCGTCGCCGGCATCCTGCCGACGATGTGGTACAAGTCAGACAACATCATTGAGGCCGAGAAGATGCTGCGCGAGTTCGGGCTCCCGGTGCTGCCCCATGTGAGGCGCACGAACAAGGTCGACGACATGACCTTTGCGCAGGAGCCGCTTGTTATCAGCTCGCCGAAGAGTGCGGCGGGCGTCGATTACCGCCGCGTCGTTGCGGCGCTGATGTGAGGAGGTGCGGTCATGGGATTCGATTTAGCATCGGTGCTCAAGAATGTGCCCGAATCGGGCACAGGTGACGGCCGTGAGCGCATCGAGTACATAGGGCTCGACAAGCTGCACGACGACCCGAACAACTTCTACTCCCTCGACGGCATTGAGGAGCTTGCCGAGAACATCGAGTTTGCGGGGCTCCAGCAGCCCGTCCGCGTCCGCCGCGATGCGGAACACAGCGGCGAGTACATCATCGTCAGCGGCCACCGCCGCACGGCGGCGATGCGCAAGATCGTCGAGGACGGCAACAAGGCCTTTGAGACGGTGCCCTGCATCGTCGAGGCCGACGGCGGCAGCGAGGCACTGCGGGAGCTGCGCCTGATCTACGCCAACTCCGACACCCGCCGGATGTCCTCCGCGGATATCTCGAAGCAGGCCGAGCGCGTCGAGGCGCTGCTCTACCAGCTCAAGGAGGAGGGCGTCGAGTTCCCCGGCAGGATGCGCGACCATGTCGCCGAGGCCTGCAAGGTGAGTAAATCGAAGCTGTCCCGCCTGAAGGTCATTCGCGAAAAGCTCGCGCCGGACATCTACGCCGGGTATTACGAAAGGGGCAAACTGCCGGAGGACACGGCCTATGAGCTCGCCAAGCTTCCGGCCGACACCCAGCGTGTCATCGTGGATCGTGCGACGCGGAAAGACAGAGACGACATCAGGTACCTTTATTCGAGCCGGGTCAAAGATCAGGGCGCGGATATCCAGCGCTTCAGCAAGATGGTCTGCCGCTGCGAGCAGGGCGGAACCTGCGTCAACGTTCCGAATATGGTGGATAAGCTTTACTCCAACGGCTGGCGAGGTTATACGCACTGCGGCTCCGGCTGCTGCTACGACTGCGACGAGCTTGCGACCTGCTCAAAATGCTGCTCCCGCATGGCGGAAGCCAAGGCGCAGAAAAAAACCGAAAAGAAAGAGGCCAAGGCCGCGGAAGCTGCGGCGCAGGCCGAACGCGACAGGCCGGCAGTCGACGCGCTGCGGCTCCTCTGGAACCGGATGGGCGAGGCCTGCAAGCGGGCGGGCGTCGATTACAACGAGGTCTGCGACAGAGCCGACATCTACGCCGCTTTGCCTCCCAAGGACGCGACCGTGCTGCTTGACGGCGGCGGCAAGCTGACGGCAGACACCTGGCCTCCGTTCGGCTACGTCGTAAGTCGAGACGGTATATCGAGCCTCGTCAAGCTGGCCGATCTGCTCGGCTGCTCGCTGGATTATCTCTTCGGCCGCGATGTGCCCGAATCGGGCACCGGCACGGCGGAGCCGAAGTGGATCGCAGGCAGGCCGACGGAGCCCGGCGTGTATCTAACCAAGTTCCACCCTCTGGATGATGACCTTGTGCTGGCTGACATCCAGACCGTATATGCCGACGGGTCGTTTTCCCTCGGCGATGTTGATGTCGTGGCGTGGTATCCTATCCCGCCGGAAGTGTAAAAGGAGGAAATGAAACATGACAAACGAGGAAATCATTAAAGCCCTACGCGTCTGCGGCCGGGGGAGAGTGCGACGGGTGCAAATGGAGGGCTGACAATGACTGAATACAAAATCTGCTTTAGTGTGGCTGGGGCGTTCGGCGCTCAACTCAGATTTGAGGCAAAACCCGGCATATCCTATGAGGACGCTGCGGCGTCTATTAACAAGGAAAAGCTGGTCCAGTTGATGTGCCTCGACGCCTTGGGCTACTCCGCAAAGGATATTGAGGTAATCACTTTTGAACAGTACGAAGCGGAATTTGGAGGGGATGAGGATGGCTGAATACATCGAGCGGGGCGCAGCAAAGCACGCCGCAGACCTCGCATTTGATATGACAGAGACAGAATACGACATACTATGCAAAGAACTTGATCGCGTTCCCGCTGCCGACGTGATAGAAAGACCACAGTGGATAAGCGTGGAGGATAAGCTGCCGGATACCGAGACCGAAGTCTTAGTTGTGTGCAACAGAAACGGATTTCGATTTGTGTGCCCTGCAATCTATGAGGACGGGACGGTATTAACGCAAGATAGCATGTGGAGCTGGTACGACCTGGACAACTATGAGACATACAGCGAAGAAAACGACGATTATTTTATCCCGGAGGGTTGGTGGGAGAACCGACAGTTTACACCAGATGATGTTTACAACAACCCGGTAGACTGCCCTGTCACCCACTGGATGCCACTACACTTACCTCCGGACAGAACAAGTGAGGACTGCCCAAAGGTTTGGCCGCCCGATGAGCTGTGATAACTGCCTATGCCGCACCTGCATTTTCTCCTGCGAACTGTCATACTCCCGCGATTCTGATGAACTCGATGCAATAGATGAAGTCTGCTTCACGTGCGACGAGTGCCGATGGTGGCATGGTGCCGATCCCCGGTATCGCATCCAGACCCGCCGCGAGTGCGAACGGTACCGGGAATCGCGGCAGGCAAGCGAGCGGCGGGCAGAAGCCGCACGGAAGAAATTCACGATAATAAACGGAGGAAAAATCAATGGATGAGGATATCACCAAGAAAACAGACAGAGCACTTCACGCGCCCCGCACGATAGACCTGTCTGACATTACATGGGATACTCCGATTTTGCTTCGGATTCCCATCCTCCCCGGTTTCCCGGGCATCATGGAGTACAAGGTCTATATTTCAGATCTTGAGTTCAACTCTGGGGCGAAACAGTTGTCCTTGACGTTCGACATACCCGGCTTGGATGAAAAGCGGCATGAGAAAAAGCGGATTACTCGCCCGGCAGAAGGCCGAGCGCGAACTGTGGACGATCAAGGTGATCGCCTACACCGAGCAGCAGACGCTTGATGCGGTCTGCCTCGCGCTCGCTGAGGGCTTCGGGTTCGACGAAGAGCGGCTGAAGCGCTTCCACGACGCTTTCAATGCCAAGTACGCGGAGATCCGCGAGCTGGAAAAGGGCGACACCAAGGATAACGAGTATGCCATAGCCAAGCAGGAGGCCGCGCTCAAAGCGGCCTGCGGTAAGTATTACTCGCCTCGCGAGGTGCGGTATGATATCAAGATCGTCACGCGAGACGGTAAGCAGCACAAACTGTGATAAGGAGGCAATAACGATGCTTTGTCCATTTAAGCGCGTAACCACCCGTCTCCCCAGCGGTCAGACTAATGGTCAGGCCTTTGGCCTTTGCAGTGCAGACAACTGCATGGCCTATTATGTAAAAAACGAGTACGACACCAAGCCGCCGTTTTCAGTGATTGGCAGTCGTCCCGCTTGCCGGCTCATAGAGCATCCGTATGCCGCACCGATAGCGTACTGCTCCATGTTCGGCTCGGCAGACGTAGGGACAAACCCGGAGGCGCTGGATGATGAATGAACCTGGCATTAACTATCTCCCAGATGTGGAGTTTCGAGGCCATATCAGCGATACGGACAACTGCGTTTGCTCCGGCTGCCACAAGACGGACTTCGTCTTCAAACTAACAGTACCGGAGACAAAGTATCACGATGGTAAGCGCCTTTCAACGAAGTATCACGGATACTGGATGTGCGTCGATTGCGTTGCGAAGGTCGCGAGGTGTTCTGATGCAGCGGTAAGGGAGCTGTACAAACTGTAAATAACAATTCTTCCGCCGGGTGAGCCAGACTCCACGGGCTATGATTTCAGGAGGTAAAACATGCCCGAGAGCATAGCCCTTAACTGTGACTGCATGGAGTACATGCGGTCACTGCCCGACAAGGCGTTTGACGTCGTTGTCGCTGATCCGCCCTATAACATCGCCAAAGCGGCATGGGATAAGTGGCCGAGCGTAGACGCTTATGTGAGCGACGTGATGGCGTGGCTCCGTGAGTTCAGCCGTATTCTCAAGGATACGGGGAGTTTGTGGATGTTTCATTCCGACATGTCTCAGCTTTGCCGCATAATGGCTGAATCACAGACACTGCCCGGCCTCGTTCTTCGGGATTTCATAGTTCTTTACAAACGCAATTTCCGCGCTAAAAGCTGGAAGACCGCCGAGTGTGCCAAGAACACCGGACTGCGAAGCTTCTTCAATGTCAACGAATACCTCGTCCGTTGGTTCTCAACTCCCGGCTGCACCACTTCTTGGAACAGAACCGGGCTCGATTATATCAACAGTAATCCCGAGTGCTATAAGCCCTTGAAAGAGTGGTACCGCCAGGAGATGCAGAGGCTTGGCCTGACTCCGAAAGACATCGCCGAAAAGTACACAGCCGTCACGGGGAAGAAGCCGCACATGCTCAGGCACTACTTTCAGGACAATCAATTCGAGATCCCGACGGAAGCCGTCTGGACGGCAGTCTACGAGCCGCTCGGCTTCGGGCAGCACGAGGAGCTGCGGAAGCAGTACGAGGAGCTGCGGAAGCAGTACGAGGAGCTGCGGAAGCAGTACGAGGAGCTGCGGAACTACTGGCAGCCAGATGATGAGCACTGTAACGTATGGGAGTACGCCGGCGGCTTTCAAGTCCGTGAAGGGCGCTTCCACGAGACGAGTAAGCCCGTCAGTTTATATCAGCGGATATTAAGATGCTGCACCCCTGTGGGTGGGCGAGTGTTTGATCCGTTCCTCGGCTCCGGCAGCAGCCGCATCGCGGCGTACAGTCTCGGCTTTGACTTCGTCGGCTGCGAAATCGACAAAACATATTTTGAGCTTGAGGAGAAGCGCTTCGAGACCTTCACCTCACAGCAAAGCTTATTTTACTAATTAAACATTGCGGTCTATGGCCATGAGGCAGAGGACGTCAGGAGTATGCACATGGCTTACCGCAAAAAGATCATATCGGCCGGGCCGCTGGTCAAGGAGATCATATACCCGTATCGCTCAGGCGGCAGCAGCTCAAACGGACGGCAGCGCACCGGGACAAGCTCGGAAGCGCAGCGCCGGATGAACGCTATTTATTCATGGCAGAAACTTGAGCTGCTGCTCGCGGCTAACCTTGTCAAGGGCGATGTCGTCGGGTGCCTGACCTTTGACGACGCGCACCTCCCGGAGACCCGCGAGCAGGTCCGGAATAAATTTAGGTGGTTCCTCGACAAGCTCCGGGCAGCGCGCGAGGAACGAGGGCAGAACCTCGTCATGTTCTGGTCAATTGAGCATCTGCACGGTGAGGGGCGCTGGCACATTCACATAGCCTGCAACGCGACCGGCAGCGACTACGAGGAGATGCTCCGGCTATGGGGGCAAGGTGAATGCGAGTTCAACGCGCTGCGCGTGGATAAGAAAAAGAACTATGAGACTTTGGCCCGGTATATGGCCAAGGAGGAACGGGACAAGGTCGGGCAGCGCTCATGGAGCTACACCCGCAACGCTAAGAAGCCGGAAGTTGAGAGCTTCTCCGTGCGGGAGTTCACGCCGCTGCGCGTGCCGAAGGACACGACAGTGTTCGAGGACGTCCGCAGCCGCGGCGAATGGCAGTACATCAAATACGCTTATAACAACGCGCTTAAGGTTCGGCGGCACCGCAGACGCCGGTCGTAGATTGTGCCCGATTCGGGCACCGGAAAGTCTTTTTTATAAATTTTTTCTGGCTTGAAAAGTATGTTATTAAAAGGAAAGGAGTGCTGAAAAGTATTGCAATCTCAAGACTTTTCTGTTAGACTAACAGTGAAAGACGGGTTCCTCCAGTGCCCGACCTGCCGCGGCAATAAAAAGCTGCTCAAGATCGAGCCGGACACGACGGCGACTAATCTGGTCGTCTTCTGCCGTTTTTGCAAAACCGAACATCGGATCGACATCAGTCGGGGCCAGTGCTTTGAGAGCCGGGGCCAGTGATAGACACATGAGTGTGTTTGTCGCTGGCCCCGGCTCTTTTTCGTTTCCCGGACAGCGCCGAGGCGATAGCCGGCGCACGGGGAAGAAAGGGCCGGGTGTCCGCGTATGAGTCAATCCTGGGCGAGAGGGTTCTACTCCGGCAAAGCGTGGCTGCGCTGCCGCGCTGCGTTCATCGCCAAGCGCCGAACGATCGACGGCGGGATGTGCATGGACTGCGGCGAGAGGCTCGGCTACATCGCGCATCACTGGCCGGTCATGCTGACGGCCGAGACCGTCAACGATCCGGACATCGCGCTTAACCACGCGAATCTACGGTGGGTCTGCAAAGAATGTCACGACAAGTATCCTGGGCACGGAGTCGCGCCGTCGCTCACGCCGCTGATCCGCTTCGACGCTGACGGTGACCCTATCCCCCCGTAATTTTTCTGCGGCCTCGGCCGCTCCTGACCGCCGCCCAGCCTCGGAAGAATACACAGGGTCGCGCAAGCCCTCCCCCACCGAAAGGGCAAAAATCGGGCAGAAGAAAAATATCAACAAAGACCCCGCGCACACGAGGAAAAGCCGCGAAAGGAGGGCGAAAATGGGACGAAATGCAAAGCCAAAGACTAAAGCTGACCGGATAAAGGCCGAGAAAAAACGGCTTGAATCCATCTACCAGGACATAGACCCCGTTCGCCAGAAGCTCGCCGCTCCGCTCATCGAGCGCGCCGCTTTCATGCGTATCGAGTGCGAGGATCTCGAAGCCGACATCAAAGAGAACGGCTGGACTGAGATGTTTACCCAGTCTGCAAACGTTGAGCCTTATGCCCGTGCCCGTCCGCAGGGGCAGAGTTACCAGAGCCTGAACGGGAACTACCAGAAGATCATCCGGCAGCTCGACTCTATGCTCCCCGCCGTTGCCGGCAACAGCGAGGATGACGGCTTCGGCAGTTTCGTCACGGGGCGTGATGACCCGTGACGAAGCGCAGGTCGTATCCCCTCACTTTTGCCCCGATACGCGAGTACTGGACGAAAATCGAGAGCGGACAGGAAGTCGTCTCGCAGAAGATCTACCGGACGTACCGGCACATAGTCCGCCGCATGGACGGAGAAGGCTCGGAGTATTTCTACGACCCGCGGCGCGCTAACCACGTGATCGAGTTCGTCGAGAACTACTGCCGACACTCCAAGGGCAAGCTCGGAGGTCAGCTCATCCAGCTTGAGCTCTGGGAAAAAGCGATGCTCGCGACGGTGTTCGGCTTCGTCGACATCGAGGGCAACCGCCAGTACCGCGAGGCGATCCTGATCGTCGGCAAGAAGAACGGCAAGAGCCTGCTCGCCTCGGCGATAGGCCTGTACATGCAGCTTGCCGATTCTGAGCCCGGCCCGGAGGTCTATGCAGTCGCTACCAAGCGCGACCAGGCTAAAATCATCTGGTCCGAGGCAAAGCGCATGGTGCAGAAGTCCCCGACGCTGCTCAAGCGTGTGCGGCCGCTCGTCGGCGAGATCGCCAGCGACTACAACGACGGCGTATTCAAGCCGCTGTCCTCCGACAGCGACACGCTGGACGGCCTCAACGTTCATTGCGCGCTGCTCGACGAGATTCACCAGTGGAAGAACGGGCGGCAGCTGTACGACATCATTGCCGACGGTATGTCTGCCCGCGAGCAGCCGCTGCTGTTCATCACCTCGACCGCTGGCAAGATTCGTGAGGATCTGTACGACGAGAAGTACGAGGAAATCGAGCGGGTCATTAACGGCTATGACGATCCTGACGGCTATCACGACGACCGCCTCATCGCGTTCGTCTACGAGCTCGACGCCCGTGCGGAGTGGACAGACCCCGCCTGCTGGAAAAAGGCCAATCCCGGCCTCGGCACCATCAAGAGCTACAGAACGCTCGCAGAGAAGGTCGAGAAGGCCAAGGCAAACCCCGCGCTTGTCAAGAATCTGGTCTGTAAGGAGTTTAACATCCGCGAGACCAGCTCCGAGGCGTGGCTCACCTTTGAGGAGCTCGACTGCCGCGACACGTACAAGCTCAACCCCTCGGAGCGGATCTTCGTCTGGGTTCACGACGGCATTGAAAAGGTGCTGCCGTATCCGACCTACGGCATCGGCGGCGTTGACCTGTCGAGCACGACCGACCTCACGGCCGCCCGTGTCATCTTCCAGGTTCCCGAATGTGAGAAGATCTTCTCGATCTCTATGTACTGGCTGGCCGAGGATCTTCTCACCAAGCGAGTCAACGAGGACAAGATCCCGTATGACAAGTGGCTCGACCGCGGGCTGGTTCAGCTCAGCCCCGGCAACCACGTTCACGCGAAGTACGTTAAGGAATGGTTTGTCTACGTTCAGGAGGAACTGGACATCTACATCCCCTACGTAGGATACGACAGCTGGAGCGCGACCTACTTCGTTGAGGACATGGCTGACTACTTCGGCAAGATGTCAATGATCCCGGTCGTGCAGGGCAAGAAGACGCTCAGTGAGCCGATGAAGCGCCTCGGCAATGACCTCGGCAGCAAGCGCATCATCTACAACAACAATCCGATCGACAAGTGGTGCCTGGCGAATACGGCTTACGACGAGGACGTTAACGGCAACATCCAGCCGCACAAGACCAGCAAGCCGACCCGCCGCATTGACGGCACGGCTGCGCTGCTGGACGCGTACACCGTGTTCCTGGACAAGCAGGACGAATACCGCGACCTGATCGCATAGGGAGTGATGCTTTGAGCATATTCGACAGATTTATAAACAAGACAATTTCCCGCGTCGACCTTGTGACTGAGCGCGGCAACGGCTTTTTTGCATGGAACGGCAAAGCTTACCAGAGCGACATTGTCCTTTCCGCCATCCGGCAGGACGTGAAAGCCGTCGGCAAGCTGACGCCGAAGCACGTCCGGGAAAGCTTCACCGCCGACGGCAAGCGCAAGATCGACATAAACCCGGAGCCTTATATCCGGTTCTTGCTTGAGGAGCCGAACCCGTGGATGACGGGCTCGGTGTTCCGCGAGAAGCTGATGACTCAGCTCAAGCTCAACCAGAACGCTTTTGCGCTGATCCTGCGCGATGACAACGGGCTGCCGGTCAATATCTATCCGATATCGGCCTCCGGATGCGAGGCCATTTACGACCGCAGCGGCGAGCTGTTCCTCAAGTTCTTTTTCAACAACGGCAAAATTTTTACCTTCAGGTACACGGACGTGATTCACCTGCGGGATAACTTCCACAAGGACGATATCTTTGGGACTCCGATATTTCCGGCGCTCGAACCGCTGATGCAGATCGTGTCCGTCACAGACCAAGGCATTGTCAAGGCCGTCAAAAACAGCTCGGTCATCCGATGGCTGCTGAAGCTCAACAGCTCGATGCGGAAGAAGGACGTTGAAGAGCAGGCGAACAGCTTCGCCAAGGCGTTCCTCGACGTCGAAAACGGCCGCGGAGTGGCCGCGGTCGACGCGAAGGCTGACGCCGTGCAGGTCAACCCGACCGACTATGTGCCGAACGCCGCGCAGATGGACCGAACCACGAAGCGCATTTATTCGCTTTTCGGAACTAATCAGAAGGTCGTTGACACCTCGCGCAGCGAGGCAGAGTGGGGCGCGCACTTCGACAGCGAGGTCGAGTGGGTGCAGAACCAGCTCAGCGAGGAGTTCACCCGGAAGCTTTTTTCACGCAAGGCGCGAGCCTTCGGGAACAAGATCGTATTTGAGGCGAGTGCTTGGGACTGCGCCAGCATGCAGACCAAGCTCAACCTTGTTTCACTCGTCGACCGCGGCGCTCTGACGCCGAACGAGTGGCGCGCTGCGTTCAACCTCGCACCGGTCGACGGCGGCGATGAGCCGATACGGCGTCTTGACACCGCGCCGACAAAGCAAATAGGAGAGGAGGCATCATCCGGTGAGAATTGATGTAAAGGGCACCATCGTCAGCAGCGATGAAGCCTGGATCTACGATTGGTTTGGGATCGAGAACACAAGCCCGAAGCCGATCAGGGACGCTCTGGCGAGGGCCAGAGGCGAACCCGTTGACGTCTACATAAACTCCGGCGGCGGCGATATCTTCGCCGGGTCGGAAATATACTCTGAGCTCAGAGCCTACAAAGGGCCGGTCGCATTGCATGTGACCGGCCTTGCTGCATCTGCGGCCTCAGTGATCGCCTGTGCAGGCCCGTCGGACATCTCGCCGACGGGGATGGTCATGGTACACAACGTGTCCGGCAGCGCTGCCGGGGACTACCACACCATGGACAAGCATAGCGACGTCCTCCGCAAGGCGAACGAGACGATTGCCGCCGCCTATGTGGAGAAAACCGGCATGACGCTTGATGCGGCACTGAAGCTCATGGACGAGGAGACGTGGCTCTCCGCGGCTGACGCTGTGGAGAAAGGTCTGATCGACAAGGTCAGCGAGCCCGCCGTCCGCATCACAGCCGCCTGCTGCACGGTGCTGCCGGCGGAAGTTATCAACAAAATGCGCAACTCGATCAAACCGCCCGAGGGAGAGCCCGCGGACGATCTGATAAAAGCCAAGGCCAAACTCAAATTTTTTGAACTGAAAGGAAGATCTCTCACATGAAGAAAGAAATCTATCTCCAGAAGCGCGGCGAGCTTATGAATCAGGCCCAGCAGCTTCTGGACGCCGGTGATACCGAGAAGTTCGAGGATGTCACCAAGCAGATTGAAGCCCTCGACAACGAGTACGAGGAATCCAGCAAGCGCCAGGCGAACCTTGACGCGCTCAAGGACCGTGTCGCCGGCCCTGACTTCGCCGCCGCTGCCGCTAACCCGCAGTTCGGCAACGTGGTCGGCCGCTACGAGCAGGGCGCGCCCGACGATATGTACGACTCCGCCGAGTATAAGGCGGCGTTCCAGGCATACGTCTGCCGCGGCGTTCCCATCCCGGTGAAGTTCTCCAATGCCGACCAGAACACCAAGACCAGCGATGCGTCCGTAGTCATTCCGACCACGACCGTCCAGAAGATCTATGAGGCGATGGAGCGCGTCGGCAATATCCTGCCGCTCGTCACCCGCACGAACTTTGCCGGCGGCATGTCCGTGCCCACCTCCAGCGTCAAGCCGACCGCGACGTGGGTCGCCGAAGGCGTAGGCTCCGACACCCAGAAAAAGACCGTTTCGTACATTTCCTTCTCTTACCACAAGCTGCGCTGCGCAGTCCGTGTCAGCTACGAGATGGACAATATGGCTTACGGCTTCTTCGAGGCACAGCTGGCGCAGAACGTTGCCGAGGCGATCGTCAAAGCCGAGGAAACCGCCATCTTTAAGGGCACCGGCAGCGGCCAGCCCAAGGGCTTCCTGACCGAGACCGCCACGGGCAACATCAACATTGCCAACACCAAGCACATCTCTTACGCCGACCTTTGCCAGGCCGAAGGCCTTGAGGAAGACGACGAGGCCATCTGGGTTATGACCAAGGCGACCTTTATGAACGAGATTCAGGGCATGGTCGATACCGACGGTCAGCCTGTCGCCCGCGTCAACTACGGCCTCAACGGCAAGCCCGAGTATTACATCTTCGGCCGCCGCGTCGAGATTGTCAACAAGGCTTACATGGATGACGCGAACCCCAACCCGACCGCCGACACCATCTGCGCCGCGCTCTACAACTTCCGCAACTACATTTTCAACAGCGGCGTCGCACTTCGCTTCCGCCGCTACACCGACGACAAGACCGACGATGAAGTTACCGTCGCGATCGAGGTCTGCGACGGTAGGAGCGTCCAAAATCAGAGCCTTATCACGCTGACCAATAAGAAGGCGGGCGGCTAATGTGCCCGAATCGGGCACAAGTGCGTGGGAGGTGCTTAAATGGCGATTCTCGATGATGTAAAGCTCTCCCTCGGCGGGATCTCCCACACAAGGCTCGACAGCGAGATCGAGGCGGCTATAAACGCGGCCTGCCTCGATCTCCACATCGGCGGAGCGGAGAGCGTGGACAATGCCTGCAACGCCGACCCCCTCGTCGTGCAGGCTATCAAGAACTACTGCCGGTACTGGTTCAATTATCAAGGCAACGGCGAGTTCTGGTTCAGCTCGTACAAGGCGCTGCGTGACTCGATGGCGCTCTGCGGACTCTACAACAGGGGTGACGACGATGAAGAGTAACCGGACGCCGTTCACAGATCTGTGCAAGCTCATCGCAGTCAAGAAGACCTATGACGACGCGAACCACTATGAGACGGAGGACGTGCCGACCGAGGTGCTCTGTTCCGTCTCCCAGGGCGTCGGCCGCACGGAGTTCTACGAGGCTCTCAAAGCCGGCGTCAGGCTGTCCATGGTCGTGGAAGTCAACGAGTTCGACTACGACGGTCAGACCGTGCTGGAGCACGACGGGCACCGGTACAGCATCGAGCGCACGTACCCGACCGGGTACGGCACCCTTGAGCTGAGCTGCGCGGAGGTGACGCGATGAGTATCGACGAACGCATCACCGCAGCCGTGACGCCGGTCGTGCCGGAGGTCGCGCCGCAGATCTATGAGGGCAGCGCCCTCACCTACTGCACCTACAACTATGACGAAATGCCCCAGCTGCACGCCTCCGGAAAGCCGAGGCGCATCACCTATCTGTGTCAGCTGCACCTCATGCTCCCGCTGGGCGCTGCATCTGTAACGCTCCGCCGCGAGATTTGCCGGGCGCTGTGGCATGCGGGCTTTACGTGGCCACAGATCACCGACGCCTACGACGGCGACGGGCAGCACTGGGTATTTGAGTTCGAGGGCAAGGAGGCGCTGGGGGATGGCTAAGTTCTCCTCCGACGTCGGTCAGCTCATGCTGGACATGCAGCAGATCGCAGAGATTCCGGAGGACGTGATCGACGAGATGCTGCAAGCCGGCAGCAAGGTCGGCGTTGAAGCGATGCGCCGGTCACTGCGCCGGATGGGGCTCGTCAAGACCGGGCAGCTGATGAACAGCATCGTTGCAGTGCGCAAGACCGGGAAGGACGGGCGTATCTACTATCTGGCATACCCGAAAGGGCGGCGCAAGGCCGTGCCGCACGTGCTCTCGGTCTCAAACGTTAACCGGGTAAATCCGCTGCACACCTACGCCAAGCCGCCGACTAACAACGACGTCGGCTTTGTGTGGGAGTTCGGAGCCCCGAAGCGCGGCATACAGCCGCGGCAGTGGATGCGCACGGCTAACGAAGAAAGCGCGGACGACGTAGTCGCCGCGGAATTTAAGGTTTACGACAACTGGCTTAAATCCAAAGGATTTTAGAAAGGACTGACATATGGCTAACGAAAAACATTATGTACCGTATGGCCTGAGGGACATCTGGTTCGGCGAATACTCGTACTCTGACGGTGCGATATCCTACGCCAACCAGCAGGTCCTCGGCCGCGGCATCACGGCGACTTTCGACCTCAAGTTTGCCGAAGGCCGTCTCTACTCCTCCGGCGCGCTGAGCCGGTACAAGAAGAAGCTCACCGGCGGCTCGATCTCGCTCAACGTCGAGGATCTCCCGCAGAGCATACAGAAATCCATTTTCGCCGCGACCGAGTACAGCCGCAATGTCGGCACCGGCAGCAGCACCGCAGTCAAGAGCATCGGCTACAACCGCAACAGCGGCGGCCGCTACGTGGGCATCGCAACCTACGTCCCGGCAGACGAGGCATCCGGTGACGGCTACATCGGCGTGTTTGTACACAAGGCAATGTTCGGCCCGCCGAGCATGTCTTACCAGACCGAGAACGATTCCATCCAGTGGACGACCCCGACCACGACGGGTGAGTTTGTCGACCCGGACGGCACTCAGAGCGACGGCTCCCCGTGGTCTCAGATCGAAATCGCGGAGTTTTCCACCGAGGCCGAGGCGCTGGCATGGTGCAAGGCCTGTCTGGGGGTGACCGGATGAGCGACATCAGAAGCGTGGTCATGACCAAGACGATCAACGGCAAGGTCTACCCCCTGACCGTCAACTACAACGTCATCGCCGATATACAGGCGGAGCTCGGCGACCTCCGGGAGCTGCTCAAGCCCTCGAATTACCTCAAGGTCGCAGCCGTCGCGCTGGCGGCAATGCTCAACGAGGCCGCTTATCAGATGAAGCGCCCGGAGCGCTTCGACTCCCGCAGCGTCGCGCAGTATTTCCCGCCTATCACGGACATGGCAGCAGCGACCACCGAGGCCGTTGAGATCGTCAAGTTCGTGCTGGATGCGATGATCGACCCAGAAGAGGCCGGGGACGCGCCCGAAGGGAGCGCCGAAAAAAACTGAGCTCCGGCGCACTGCCGGAGCTGAAAATTGATTTTGCGCAGGCGCTCGCGGTCTGGCTGATGCGGTTCAACGGCACGGAGGAGAGCTTCTGGCACGGGCTCTGCCCACGCCGCCTGAACGCTCTGTGCAAGGTGCTGCTCCCGCCGGAGCGCCCCCAGCCGCCCCAGAGCCGCGATAAACCGTCAGCGCGCGAGTTCTTCCTCGGAGGTGATTAAGTGGCGACACGAAAAGTAAATACCGAGTTCACGGTCACCGGTGAAGAAAAGCTCAGACGGGCAATAACCGAGATCAACAACGGCGCGAAGGTGCTCAAGTCCGAGATGAATAAGCTCACTGCCGAGTATGACGGCAACACCGACAGCGCCGAATTTTTGACCCAGAAATACGACATTCTCGAACGTCAGATGCTGACGCAAAAGGACAAGGTCGAGGCTCTCAAGCAGGCCGTTGCAGACTCCGCCGAGGCTTACGGCGAGGCTGACTCCAAGACGCAGGGCTGGATAATCCAGCTCAATAACGCCGAGGCCGCGCTCGCCAACACCTACGGCGAGATGGGGCGGACGCAGACGGCCATTGAGGACATGGACGGCGCTTTAGACGATGTGTCCGGCTCGACCGAGACCGCATCCGGGGGTATGGAGTCCCTCGGTGACGTGCTCGACACCGTCGCTGACAAACTCGGCATTAAGCTGCCGGACAGCATCACCAAGACCGCCGACGGACTCGGTTCGATTCCAACGTCCACAGCCGTTGCTGCTGGTGCCTTTGCCGCTGTTCTTGCGGTTGTTGTCAAGCTTGAAAAGAAGCTGATGGACATGACTAAGGAGGCTGCGGATTCTGCAAAAAACCTTGTTGACATGTCCTCTCAGACAGGGATCAGCACAGAGAACCTCCAAGCCTTTCAGTACGCTGAGGATTTCATCGGCGTCAGCACTGACACAATTGCGGACTCCCTCAAAGACCTGACCACTAAGATGTCCGACGCTGCGAATGGTAACGAGGACGTTATCGAAAAGTTCGATCAGCTCGGAGTTTCGATTTATGACGCCGACGGGAACCTCCGCAATGCGGAAGATACCTTCTGGGACGTCGTCGACAGCCTCGGCGAGATGAGCAATCAGACAGAGCGCGACGCGCTGGCGATGGATCTCATAAACGAGAGCGCGCAGAAGCTCAATCCGCTAATTGAAATTGGCTCCGAGGGCTTCAAGAAGTATGCAGACGAGGCCGAAAATGTCGGCTACATCCTCAGCAATGACCAGCTGAAGGCGCTGACTGACGTCGACGAAGCACAGAACCGGCTGCTTAAATCTCAGGAGGCCGTCAGCAAGCAGATCAGCGCTCAATATGCTCCCTACATGTCCGACGCTCTCAATGAGACACGCGAGCTCATAGAGAAGGTCGGCACAGCGCTTATCGACTCCGGTGCGGTCGATGCTTTCGGTTCGATACTGGACAGCGCTGTCTCCCTGCTTGAGCCGCTGGGCGATCTTGTTTCCGACCTGCTGCCGCCGCTCGGCGTTCTTCTGCAAGGCGTCGCCGGGACTATCGCGTGGATCGCGGACACGATCAACCTGATTGTCGGCCTGCTGACGCTCAACGGAGACCGCATCAGCACCGCGCTCGGGCTCAACCCGAACAAGGCGTCGAACATTCAGAAGGCGCTCTACGGTGCGGACTATAAGACCGAGAGCTACTACGACTCGACCGGCAACTACTACGACCCGACGACCGGCCAGTGGACAGGCAACTATTTTCACAACGCCGGGGGCAACGACAACTTCCCCGGAGGGCGCACGAGGGTCGGCGAGAATGGCCCGGAGACCGTCTACCTGCCGCAGGGCACGGTCATCGCCAACGCGCAGGAGACGCGCGCTGACGGCGGCTACGACGCGCCTGTCAACGTCTACATTGAGGCACGGACAATTCAGGAGTTCAACGACATTATTGAGATAGTGCGCGACGCCCAGCGCGTCCGCCGGATGAAGGGAGCGCCGAGATGAGCACGACACTGACACTGACCGCGAATAAATCGGCGGCAATATCCCGGACATCCAGCAATGCAGCAACAGATTTCAACGACCACACTTCGACGATGGTTGACCTGTCCTGGAATCTTGGCCGGGTCGACACAAATTATTTGCTTGCCGGGTTCCCGGCCGTCGCAGCGTCTTACGATTATAAGCCCATCCTCCGCGCGGTCGTCAAAGCTTATCTGAGCTGCGACACCGACTATACGACGGCCGCAACAAAAAAGGTATGGGTCGAGGGCGTCACATCCGACTGGGACGAAGCGAGCGTTACCTCTCGTAAAGTGGCCTTTGCCCCCGGTTCCGGGTTTGTCAGCGTGCCGGGCGGTGCGGCGGGAGTATACCAATTTTCCGCGCTTTCAGAGGAATCCGCAAGGCACGTGCTACTGCATGGCTGCGCGATACACTCGTATTCAGCCCTGATGTGGTACCTGTCAGTCGGCACCTCTCGCCACTCTTCCCCGCCGCAGCTGCTCATCACGTTTGACGACAGCAATGTCCAGCCGAAGTTGACAACGCCAGCTCCGGCAAGCGGAGTGCGGCTTAACAAGGCCTCGGCAATAACGTTTTCAACAAGCCTTGTGCAATCCAGTGCCTTCACGCTTAAGAATCTGACTCCGGCCAGCGGCACATTTGAATACCGGCTTAAAGGTGCATCGTCCACAACAACGGCGGCCGCGACAATAAGCTCTACTACGATTTCATACACCGCCCCGGCCAACACATTCGACGCCGGAGAGTATGAATACCACTTTTCGGTCACGGACAATCTCGGCCAGACGGTCTATACCGCATGGTCGTCATTCGACACCCGCGACACTGTTCCGACGGCGACGGCGGACGAGCCGTCCGGCAACCTCCTTGACGGAGACCAGCCGATAAGCTTCCGCTGGACGCACATCAACGAAAGCGGCAGCGCACAGACCAAGGCAGAGCTACAGAAAAGCGCCGACGGCAGCACTTGGACGGCACTCACGACCGTGACCGGTGCGGCCAACGAGTACAGCGCCCCCGCGGGGACGTTCGCCTCCGGGACGTGGTTCTGGAGGGTCCGGACATATAACCTCGACAACGCCGCCGGTGCATGGAGCGACGCTGCCTCTTTCGTAACAGTCTCCGCGCCGAGTACGCCCAAGGTCATTGTTCAAGCGTCCCCTCGCCCCCTGATAACATGGCAGACAAATGAGCAGAGCGCTTATCAGATTCAGCTCGACACCGCAGTCGACACTACGGATTACGGCTCCGGGAAGAGCTGGCGCAGCCCGGTCTACCTCGATGACGGGCTGCACGTCGCGCGAGTGCGCGTACAGAACAGCTACGGCGTATGGAGCGAATGGGGCAGCGCGACCTTCACCGTCAGCCACACCGCGAGCGGGGCCGTCGTGCTCACGGTCGACGCGGATCACCGCGCAGAGCTGTCATGGAGCTACGCCGGGAGCTGGACCGAGTTTGTTGTCTACCGCGACGGCGTCGCGATCGCTAAAACAACGGACTACAGCTATACGGACGATTACTCCGTCGGCACCGTGAGGTATCAGGTGCGCGCCTGCGCATCGGACGGGACTTATAACTACTCGCTCTCGAACGAGGTCACGGTATCCGTCAAGCCGGAAACCGTCATGCTGTCGGCTTTAGGCTCCGGGAAATGGCTGTTTTTAAGGCTCTCCGCGGCACAGCACAGGACAAACACCATCAAGGCCTCGCGCACATTCAGCCTGACGCATCTATCCGGGCGAAAGTTCCCGGAGGCGGAGCTGACAGAGTTCTGTGACCGGTCGATATCCGTCAGCTACGCGACGGACGACGAGTCTGAAAAGGCCGCGCTGGAGGCGCTGATGGGCTCCCCGGTCTGTCTCAAGACGCCGGGCGGCAAGATGGTCATAGGCATCCTTGACACGCTCAGCGAGACGGAGAGCATGTTCTATAGCTCTTACAGCTTCGCCGTGAGCCAGATGCACTATCCGGAGGAGGTCGACCTCGATGCATGAGACGCGCTACAAGCTCAACGCCCTGCGCGGCGGTGCCTTCTTCAAAGAGCTGCATTTCTCTCCGGACAACGCGCCGAACATCAAGTTTTCGGCCGCGGCTGAAATAAAGCGCAGCTTCTCTGGAGAAATCATCCCCGACGCAGACTTTGACCTGCTGCGCGACGAGCTTCAGCCGATGATCTTCAGCGACGGAGTTTGGAACAGCCTCGGCATCTTCCGGCCGACGACGCCGAAGCTCTCCGGCAGTGCGACCGGCGAGCGGCTGAGAATCGACGCATACGACCGCAGCTGGCTGCTGCAAACAAGCCGCATCGAGACCCGGCTACACCTCGCGGCAGGGCTCAACTACATCACCGCCGTCGAGCAGCAGCTCACGGCGAGCGGCATCGGGCTTGTGATAAAGACCCCGACGACCTCGACGCTGTCATGTGACCGCGAGGACTGGGAGCCGGGGACGAGCCGCCTGACGATCGTCAATACGCTGCTGAAAGAGATAGGATACCGAGATATATGGTTCGACGGCGACGGCATGGCGCATCTTGAGCCTTACGCCGCGCCGACGGCGGCGCGCATCTCCCGGCGCTACAGCTCCCGCGACGTGCTCCGGGCTCCGATAGCCCCGGACTATCAGTCGGAAAGCGACATCTTCAGCGCGCCGAACGTGTTCATTGTCGTCTGCGCGAACGCCGACAACGCCGAGACGCTTGTCGCCACGGCAGTTAACGACTCCCCGATATCCTCAAAGAGCACGTTCAGGCGCGGGATGCGCATCTGCCAGCAGGTCAAGGTCAACCAGATCGCAGATCAGGCCGCGCTGCAAGCCTACGCCGACCGGCTCGTGTCTGAGTCGCAGCTCAGCACGCAGACGATCACCTTTTCAACGCTCCCTGAGCCGGGGCACGGCTCAGGCGATGTTATCGCCATTGACCACCCCACCATCGGTGGGGTATATGAGGAGACCGCATGGAGCCTCACAATGCGCTCCGGCGAGCTTATGAGCCATGCTGCAAAAAGGACGGTGCTATAAATGGATGAAATTTTAACCGCTGCCGCTCCGGAGGAGCAGGCAGAACAGGAGGAGATACTCATCGCCACGGTCGGCGCGGTGACGGAAACGGGCGTCACGCTGATCTTTGCGGGTGAGGAGTCCGCCTCCGAAAAAACATATCAAGGCAACGTCAGCGCCGCCCTGAAGGCGGGCGACCGCGTGAAGATCACCAAGGACAGCGGGACGTACCTCATCGATTACGCCGTCGGCGTCCCCGGCTCCGCCGTTGGGGAGGACACCCACGAGCTCCCCAACGGCGGAGCAAAGGGGCAGGCTCTCGTCAAGAAAAGCTCCGCTGACGGTGATGTCGAATGGGACACCATCTCGCTTACCGGTGGGCTGCCTACAGGCGGCACAGACGGGCAGCTCCTCGCCAAGAACGGAAAGGCGGACTACTCCGGCCAGTGGGTGGACAACCCCATACCGACCGGCGGCTCTGACGGGCAGGTGCTGATGAAGGACGGTTCGACCGCTCGCAAACTTAAATTCGGCAGTCCATCCGCCGGGCAGTTGGTCAACGGTACCCACAAGGTGACCCTGAGCACGGCCGGCGTCCTCGCCGGCGGCTCCAGCAAGGATATCTCCCTCGGCAGCTCAAGCTACCCATTCAAGGACGTCTACGCTGACGGGACAATTGCGCTCGCTCAAGGGTACAGCGGCAGCGTGCTGAAGCTCGGCGGCAGCAACGCGACAATAGGTTTCTTTGGCGTGACGCCGGTGCGCCGCCCGACGGTATCCGCGTCGGCGACGGTCGCACAGGTCATCACGGCGCTGAAAAGTCTGGGGCTGTTCCAGTAAGGAGGTACACCATGCTGACTATCCTTCAGGGGGACGCGCTGAGCGTCCCGATATCCATCAAACTCAACGGCATAGAAGTGACCGACGCCGATATACAGGCGGTCAAGGTCACGATGGGCGGCGTTGAAAAGCGCTATCCCGGCGAGATCACATACTCCTCTGGCCGGTTTCTCTTCCCGCTGACGCAGGAGGAGACGCTGGGCATGACGCCGGGCGTCAACGAGGCGATAATCCGCCCGAAGTTCTCCGCCGAAAGCCTCCGCGGGGCGAGGATAAAGACCGCCTTCAGCGTGATCGCCTCTCCCGACAAGGAGGTGCTGTGATGGGCTGCTGCGGGCTGACCGTCGAGCTGATAGACGAGGCCCTGACCGTTGAGCTCGGCCCCGCCATAGTCGGCAGCGGCGGGGGCATCTATGACTATTATGACGGCGCGTATGAAGTCGAGCCGCTCCGGACGGCACAGGTGCTGGAGACCGAGGGGCTCATCATGCGAAAGGACGTGAACGTCCGGGGCGTCACCTTTCAGCAGACCACCAACGCCGCCGGAGGTAAGACCTGCAACATAGGAGGTGCAGATAACTAATGGGAAACAGTAAAATCATTTTTTACGGCGAGACCCTGATGGATCTCACCGGCGACACCGTAACCAAGGAGAAACTGCTCAAGGGCATCACCGCGCACGACAAGGCCGGTGACCCCATCACCGGTACGTGTGAGTTTGACAGCGACACGAGCGACGCCACCGCGAACGTGGACGACCTCCTCGCCGGGGAGACCGCTTACGCGCGCGGCGCGAAGCTTACCGGCACCATGCCTAACCGCGGCGCTGCGGCCGGGGAGATCGCCTCCAAGGACGGCGAGTACACCATTGAGCTCGGCTACCACGACGGCAGCGGCAAGGTCGGCATAGCCGCTGCGGAAAAGCTGAAGCTCATTGCCGGGAATATCAAAAAAGATGTGACGATCCTCGGCGTCAAGGGTGCCTATGGCGGCGAAAGCGTCAACGCGCAGAGCAAGAACGCGACCCCGGCCAAGACGGCACAGACGATCCTCCCTGACGAGGGCTACGACTACCTCTCTGAGGTCGTTATTGCCGCCGTGCCGTACACCAGCGCTGCGAACGCTGCCGGAGGCATGACCGTCACGATCGGAGCCTGAGCATGGGCAACAGCAAGATCGTCTACTATGGCGAGACGCTGATTGACCTCACCGGCGATACCGTCGAGGCTGCGAAGCTCCTCAAGGGCATCACGGCGCACGACAAGAAGGGCGAGAAGATCACCGGCACGTTTGAGGCAGCCGACCCCTACGCGATTATCGGCGTGACATACCCCTCGGGGAGCGTCTGCACCTGTTCAAATGGCAGCGTGACGCTGACAGCGAAGGATACCACCGGCAAGGCGATATTCGTTATCCCCTCCGCCGGGACGTGGACGGTAAAGGCGGTCAAGGGCAGCCAGAGCAAGAGCAAAGCAGTATCAATCACCGCCGAGGGACAGGTCGAGACGGTGGAGCTGATGTTTGAAACGATACTCTGGGAGGCCGGCTCCGATCAGAACACGTCCTTAACAGGCGGCTTTGAAACGAATAACACTTCTTATTCCTCTTATGTCACAGTGGGGGACAGCACTGTGACCATAACCGGCAACAGGACATATTTCGGCGAGGGCAGTAACAATTGGTCATTCAGCGGCAACTTTTACACCAAGAAGAAAGTGACCAAAGGTGAGTTCGAGTATTTCTGCGCAAATATCATAACGAATACCGGCACCAACGCCAACAATAAAGCGTGGCTTTATGCGGCAGATCAGTATGATTTTACCGAGAGCAATACGATTGCAAGACTTGAAATTCCGGTCACTACCGGCGAAACGGGCATATTCAGAATGCCACTTACTGGGGTAACTTCTGCTGTTCTCGGCATCCGAGTCTACGGTTACAATAACCTGCAAACGATCGTCACGGATAAGATTTGGCTTGAATGAGAGGGAGAGCAGTATGAAAGTATATATCGACATAAATAACGGATTCAAGTGTTATCCCACCGATACCGGCGGCTTGCTCGAATATGAAGAATCATTTTTTGACGGCAAATGCTCTGAGTTTATAGAAAGCTATCGGTGCAAACCTGTTGGGTATGAGTGGGTAACTGAAAACGGTGAAGTTATTCGAGCAGATTGCAAGCTTGTAGCTCCGTGGAAAGATTTGAGCGAGGCTTACATAGCACAGACGGCGTATGTGACGGCTCAGAATGCGCAGTACGAAGCGGCACTCACTGAAATTGAAGCCGCACTGGGGGTGCAGACATGACCATTGAAGAACGGAAGAACGCTATCCTTGCCAAAATTGCCGAGATCAAGCAGGGCGGCAGCAATGAGGAAAAGCAGGACATGCGCGCCGCACTTGACTTGCTCGGCGTGACTAATGAGGAGGAGACGGCATGAGTTATCTTTCAAGCGCACAGAAGCTCCGCGCGGCGATGGACACCGCAGGGAATGCCCTCTCGGACGCGCAGGCGCGCACCTGCAAGCTTATCTATCAGCAGTGGTCTAATCTCATAGGCACGACCGCAACGCCGGGACAGCGCTTCCTGTACGGCGATACGCTATACAGAGTTCGCACCGACGCGTCGGAGCACACCTTCAGCGCCGAGTGGGTGCCGGGCGTGCCGACCGCCGCACTCTACGAGACTATAGACGAAGAGCACAGCGGCACGATTGACGATCCTATCCCGTTCACTCAGCCGATGGAAATTTTCAAGGACAAGTATTACAGTCAGGACGGCAAGGTCTATCTCTGTACACGCGACAGCGGTAAGCCGCTCGCGTTCAACCTCGCCGATCTGTTGGGACTCTATGTAACGGAGGTAACTGAGTAATGGACGATGAGAAGACCGACAGCGGTTTATTGACGGAAGATGCCCGAGAGAGCGTAGACCCGACAGGGTGGTTGCTCTCAAGATTTACGACAGTAACATAAGGAGGGCACCATGGGAATTATTGACAATGCCGTGGCCCGCGCGCTGGAGATAGCGGCGGACGACAGCCACGGCTACGACCAGGCCAACCGCTGGGGGCCTGACTACGATTGCAGCAGTCTGGTGATCTCCGCTTTCAGGAAAGCAGGGATTCCGCTCAGCTGCACATATACGGGAAATATGCGCGGGGATATGCTGAGGTGCGGCTTCGAGGACGTGACCGGCAGTGTCGACCTCGGCACCGGCACGGGGCTTGGGCGCGGCGACGTTCTCTTGAACCACGTCCATCACACCGCCCTGTATATAGGCGGCGGGCAGATAGTGCAAGCAAGCATCAACGAGTACGGCACTACGACCGGAGGGCAGACCGGCGACCAGACCGGGCGCGAGATATACACGCGCGGGTACTACAACTATCCGTGGG